CAGTACTTGGCATCCATCTAGACGGGGAGAACTACGTGGTTCTTCTTGAAGACGACTTCATTGAAATGCTAGAGAAAGTCAAGGATGCCTAATACATGGACGAACCAGAGTATGCCTGGAGATATGAAGCAAAGTGTTCGGGACAAGACACCGACATCTTCTACCCTCCTCGTGATAAAGAGCAGTACAAAGACATTGCTGATAAAGCCAAAGCATTTTGTTTTGGTGAGACAGGAAAAAACCATTGTCCAGTACGTGCCGAATGTTTGTGGGACGCAGTCAAGAGAGATGAGCCTCATGGAATCTGGGGTGGACTAAGCCACAGAGAACGCAATGCTCTAATGCGTAAGTGGCAAAAGAAATACAAAAAGAAAATGTCCCTAAAAGATTTTATTTTCAGTACAGATAAGGAATACTAATGGCAACCCCTAAGACAGAGTTACAGAAATTCCTTGATACAAAGAAGGCTGATACTAGATTAATAGGTGAGATAGAACGTCACCTAATGAGACAGCCAGAGTCAGACCGACGTACTGATGTACTTCATCCATCAGAGATTATCAAGGCTGATTGGTGTCACAAGTATGCCTACTACCTATTAAATGGCGGTAAGGCAAAGAAAGAAAAACCTAATCTTAGACTTCAAAATATCTTTGATGAAGGCCACTATATTCATGCTAAATGGCAGAACCGATTAGCAGATATGGGAGTGCTATATGGAAAGTGGCATTGTGAAACAGACAATCTATCTGAGTGGGGAGTCAGTTCTGAAGTAAATTCTGGCACCTCTGTCTTTGAATACAAGGAGGTTCCTCTAGTTCATGAGCCACTACGTATTCATGGCCATGCAGATGGCTGGGTCAAGGGTCTTGGAGATGACTGCCTTATAGAGATTAAATCTATTGGTGCAGGAACTCTTAGGTTTGAAGCACCAGAGTTACTTTATGATGCAGATGGAGATCTTACAAAGGCTTGGAAGAATATCCGTCGCCCATTTAGAACTCACTTACTTCAAGGTCAAATGTACTTAGAGTTAGCCAAGAGACAATTTGGTGGTGATGCTCCAAATGAAATTGTATTTATCTATGAATTAAAAGCAGATCAAGATTATAAAGAGTTCACAATTAAATCTGACTACTACGTTGTTGAAAGAGTATTTAATGCTGCACAGAAGGTGATAGATGCAGTTGAGGCAGGTGTTTCACCTGACTGTAATGTTGATTCTGCTGGCTGTAAATACTGCTCTTTGATTGGAAAGTAATGAGTGAGATAGAAGTATTGATGAAAAGGGGTCTTGCCCTACCAAAGCCACAGTACGAACAGGCAGTATTACCACCTGATATTACAGAGTTGAGCAGTGAAGACTTAGCCATAATGTTTACTACCCTTACTGGGTGGGCCGATTACTTTGCTTCGCAGTTAGTTCAGGCTCAACTTAGTGAGCGTGAGGCTCAGAGAGCCTTAGATATGGCTGAGAACAAACTGCTCATACTTAAGATGGGAGCGGCCTCAAAAGGCTCAACAGTAAGTTTAGCCAAGGCTCAGATTGCTACCGATCCAGAGATTATCCAATTAGGAGATACCTATGAGGAACGGTATGCTTATCGCAAGATCTTAGAGATGATGCTCTCAAATCAAGAACGAGACATTACTTTAGTTTCGAGGGAAATAACACGGAGAACAAACGAGTCCCGAATGGGACGGAGGGATACATTCATAACATGAAAAACATAACTAAAATATTAGTAACAGCACTTGTATTAACAAGCGTGTCTATTATTCCTGCTAACGCAGAGGATGAAGGCAAAGTGTTGTATTGCCAAGGCATGGTTTGCAGTGAAACTCCACCAAACCCAGATTCTTTTGCTACATTTGCAGTAGTTGATTCAACAGGAACCGTTGAAAATATAATTGTTTGTAGTATTGAACACTGTCCATCTACAGTAGAGAGTACTTACTCAACATGTCCTAGTTGTAATTTAGTGCAACAAACTGCACCAGGAATTACTAGCGGTTATAGAGGAACTCCAGAGAACCCAGTTACTTACGATGCACAAGCACAGGTTTTTACACAAGACGCTTCAACTATAAGTGAAACCGTAGATACAGTTACACTAACGGCAACAGTTGATTCTAAAGCGATTATTTTTAGTCCTACTGTACCTATAACCCCAGTTGTAAAATCACCAGCAAGTGCAACTATTTCCGCAACTGATGGTTTGGTAAAAGAAATGGCAATGTTTGAAACGCCAAAAACAAGGGCTCAACTTCAAGCAAACATCCAAGGCAAACTTGCATTACTAGAAAGGTATTTAAATAGATTTTATACCTTACTTAATGGCTGGTTAATTGACTAAAAAATTCTTAGTCCTTGCGCTGGTACTACTTGGCTTACAGGTAGTACCAGTACAAGCAGACTCTTTAGAATCTATAGCAGTCATAGATTCTGGAACAAGTACAGAGTTATTTAAAGACAATGTTGTACATGAGGTTTGTATTGTCTCTGAATTTACTTGTCCAAATGGCAAAAAATTTATGGAAGGTGAAGGGGCTGCCAACATCCCCGTTTCTAATAGTAAAATTTTAAATCACGGCACTCGAATGCTTTCTATAATTACTCAAGTTAATCCTAAAGCAAAAGTTATTTTAATTAGAATTGTCGGTATAGATCCAAAAGGAAAACCCGCAGATTATTACACAGAGGATATTGATAATGCATTGGTTTGGATAACAAAGAATCAAAAGAAATACAACATCTCTGTTGTAAGTCTTTCTCAAGGCAATACCTTTAACACCTGCAATGTGTCAACCACATTTAAAAAACAAGTAAGTCTTTTAAAGAAAGTAAATGTTCCTGTAATTGCTGCTGCTGGGAATGATGGCAATACAAAACAAGTTTTTACTCCAGCATGTTGGAAAGAAGTAGTCTCTGTTGGAGCAGTTACCTCTGGAGGAACTATTCAAACATACAGTAACGCAAAAGGAAAAGTAGACATCTACATTCCAGATAACTACACTTCTCGCATGTTAGATAACTCTACTAAAACAACTATTGGAACATCCAACTCAACTGCAGCACTTTCTGCTTGGTGGATATTAAACAAACGTGACTCATTTAAAGAAACATATGATTACTTGCTATCTTTAACAAAACCAGCAAGTAATTATTTAATAAAAGGAGCATACTTTGAACTTGAATAAAGAAACAGTACTTGAAGAGGCTCAAAGATTAATTACAGGAGATCGTAACAAATCTTATGATCATCCATTAGATAACTTTAATCGTATTGCTAAAGGTTGGGAAGTAATTTTTAATACTGATGTAACAGAAGAACAAGTTGGATTAGCAATGGCTTGGGTAAAAATTTGTCGTGAAATTCATCAACAAAAAAGAGACAACCTAGTTGACGGGGCGGGCTATCTAGGAACTGTTCAAATGGTAATAGACGAAAGAAACCGCCGTGCCAACCAAAGCGATTGATGGTCAGTTACCAAAAAATTGCAAAGTAACTTTAGGAATTGATCAATCATTAACTGGATTTGCTTTAACTGCTTTACAATTTGAAGATCCAACAAAATATATTACTTGGGTTTACAAGTCTCCATACTTTGGTATTGAAAGACTTGCCGATATTAGACAGTGGCTAATAGATCATTTTGATTACCTAGAAGAAAACAATAACACAATTTTAGACATAGCCATGGAGGGAACGGTCCTTGCCAGCCATGCTGCCCTTGTGCTTGGAGAGTTATCAGCCACTGTTCGCTTAACAATCTTTGACTACTTTGATGAAGGTGACCCAAGAAAATACCCATTAAAAGTTCCTCCTATGACCCTCAAAAAGTTTGCTGCTGGTAAGGGAAATGCAAAAAAACAGGAGATGTTATTGCAAATATACAAGAGATGGGGCATAGAATTTAATGATGATAATGCTGCAGATTCTTATGCTCTTGCAAGGCTCTTAGGAAAAAACTTCTATAACGAGGTCGAGAAGGCAGTTGCCGAACAAATGAGAGACCTTAAATACAGAGACGCCCCAAGACTTTAGCCTTACCCTATGTTCTAGGAGCGGTACATAAATTCGACTCAAAGGACTACTAAATATGACAATTACACCTGAAGTTACTGTTTCTCATGATGAACCCTTTTTAAGAGTTAGTGCAAGTTCAAATCCCCAAAGCGTTGCATCAGCAATTGCTCACGCTATTTATGAAAAACACGAAGTAAAATTACGTGCAGTAGGTGCTGGAGCAGTGAACCAAGCAGTAAAAGCAATTGCTATATCTAGAGGATACGTGGCTCCTAGAGGCTTAGATTTAACTTGCAAACCAGGTTTTACTACTATTGAATCCCGTGACGGAGAAATTTCCGCCATCGTATTCGCCATTACAGCAAGTTAATTTAGTTCTATCCTTATACCTACATTAAGGAGTCACCATGGCAAATTGGACAGATATGGGTCATGCAATGCGTCGTCGCATGGGTATGCCTTCAAACCATCTAGAGTCAGCAGGTAGTAAAATGAAAAAAGATATGAGCCAAGATCAATACACACCTTCTGGTGCAAATGCAACCTTTACTAATGTAAGTGG